AATGAATGAAGATTGGAAATATATAGTATGGGTAGGTGGTGTAGATGATTACTACACTACCTATGAAAGAGCCAAAGAGCATTATGACGAGTGGATAGAGCAAGGTTATGATGAAGTAATAATAGAAAAGATAGAGGAGAAAGACTAATGAGAAATACATTGAAAGCATATTACATAGACCCAATACTTGAGTTTGTAGCTGAGGTAGACTTTAAGGGTGACTACAAGCAGATATACAAATGGATTGACGCAACTACATTTGATGTAGTCAATCTTAATAGCTATGGTGATGGCTTATATGTTGATGACGAGGGTTTACTCAAAGAGTACAACTATTATTATTCACTTCCTGTGTATCATTTTAACGAGGATACAAGCAATGGTAGAATGGGTGAGTATTTATTGCAGACCTATGCAGGTAAGTCACTCATACTAGGTGTGGATAGCAAGGGTGATAGTGATGATGTAAAAGGCTTGAAGTTTGCCTTGCTAAAGGATAGAATACAATGGCATGGGAAGATAGGCAGAGCAAAATTTATAAATATACAGGGAGATAGATAAATGAAAACAAAAATTATAGATGTAGATGTGCAAGAGATACACGATAATATAAACAGACGTGATGCAGAAACTATATCAGATATAGTGCATGATGCACTAAATGAACTAGGCTATATAGATGACGATAACCTATTGAGTTGGAGTTGGAATATAGAAGCATCAGTAGAAGTAAAGGAGTAAGTATGAATGTATTAAGTTTATTTGATGGTATGTCCTGTGGACAGATAGCACTCAACAGAGCAGGTATAAAGTATGATGCATACTTTGCATCTGAAGTTGATAAGTATGCTATCAAGGTTGCACAGGCTAACTATCCTAGTACTGTCCAGATAGGTGATGTTACACAGGTAGACCATACAAGGCTACCATTTGGTGGCATTGACCTGCTCATGGGTGGTTCGCCCTGTCAAGGCTTCAGCTTTGCAGGTAAGCAACTAAACTTTGATGACCCACGTAGCAAACTATTCTTTGAGTTTGTTAGGTTGAAAGATGAGTTAAAACCTAAATACTTTCTCATGGAGAACGTGCTTATGAAACAGGAGTCACAAGATATTATATCTGAATATCTAGGTGTCAAGCCTGTGATGATAAACAGTAGTTTATTTTCAGCACAGAATAGAAAGAGATTGTATTGGACTAATATACCCTTTGACACAATGCCTACGGCAGATAAATGTATAGTATTGCAGGACATACTAGAGGAAGATGGTATAGCTAATGAAGCTATGACTAACAAACTAGGTAAGTCACATTGCATTACAGCACGATACAATGGTGCAGTATGGTGGAATAGTATTCAACGTAAGCAACGTACTATGGTACAAGTGGGCGAAGCTGATACTATTAATGGACACGATATACTCAAACGTATATACTCACCTAGTGGGAAAGCACCCACACTTAACACTATGGGTGGTGGGAATAGAGAACCAAAGGTTGCTATAGGTAGGATTGTTAATCGTAGATTAGATAAGCATGGTGTCCGTAAAGATGGGCAGTTAGACCTACCATTTACAAAACAATTAGAAGTCAGCGATACAGGTAAGTCAAATTGTTTGACTACGTTCACAAAAGATAATGTTCTTGTGAACGGAATGCAATGGAGAAAGCTAACACCTCTTGAGTGTGAGCGATTGCAGACTGTGCCTGACAACTACACAAATCATGTGTCCAATAGCCAACGATATAAAATGTTAGGCAATGGTTGGACAGTTGATGTAATTTCACACATAATGAAAGGAATAAAAAATGATATATGAAATAGGAGTTACAATAAATAATATACATAAAACAAACTGTACATTTTCAGATGATGATATGCAGAAAGCTGATTACAAAGGAGAACCTATAACCTTTGGATTAGATTTAGTGCAATCACAACACCCTAATGCAGTAATTGAATTTGATTACATTAAGGAATATGATAATGACGTGGACTAAACCTAAAGCAAAGAGGTGGCAAGATGCTGAACTATACGAAGTATATTGGAGTGGTAGGCTACCTCGTAGTGGGTACAGGAAAACGTGGGTATTGTTTAAACGTAAGTGGGTTTGGCTGCGTGAAGCAGGTAATGTATACAATGATATACATAAAATAACACTCGCAAACTTTAAACTTATGCCACATTGGACTGACAAAGAATGGCAAATCAAACGTAAAGATTGGCAAGAAAGAAACTTTAAACCAATAAAAAGGAGAAGATAATGAAACACAATTTTGAATTTACAGAACCAAAGGTTGCATTTCATATATATGACCATGATGAAGAAGAGACATTTCAAATCGTTGGTAAGAGTAATTTTATGCGTTGGCTAAATGATCACGCAGACCAACAGAGATACTCATTCTTTTCAACACACAAAAAACTTAAACAATTTTTAGGAGAAGAAGATGAAAAGTAAATTTAAAGTTAATATTGATATGAAAGATATACTTGTTACAGAAGAACAACGAATGAAGTTCTTAGATTTATATAATAAACTACATCATACATTACTATATGTGCATGATTGTAGTGACATAACTCTATCACAGATAGCAAGTCTAGAGGAACTTAAATGTCTTATGCATAGTGCATTAAAGTTTTCACCACAAAAGAATGAGGATGGTGAAGGTTCAAATTGGTATAATGATTGGGTTTTATCCTGTGACGAAACGGCATATAAAAATGAATAGTACACCTAGATATGTAATCAAATCATTACACGCAGATGGGTTGGAGCATTATCGTTTCAACCCACCTCAAAAGTATATTGATGAAGGTGTAGTCTACAGGAAACAGTTAGGCACAGATAAGGACAAGGCATTTAACAAGGCAAATGCAATGCTCATAGAGTTAGATGCACACGTAGAAAAGATGTCAAGGACTGTAAGCCTTAATCCTACAGTAAAAGGATTGTATGACGAATACTTATTATCAAATGATTTTAATATGTTAAGAGAGAAGACACAGAAAGATTATATTTATTTTTTAAATATAATGTTGTCTACAAACTACATAGGAAGGAAGGACTATCGCAAAGTAACAACAAAGCTATGCAAGTTATCCTATGAGGAATGGGTCAAGAGAGGTGTGTCTTTTGCTAATCACATACTATCTGTTTCTTCTAGACTGTATAGGTATGCAATAGAAATGGGATACACAGAACTTAATCCATTTAAAAATGTTACCAAAAAGACCCAAAGAAGTAAAAGGTTAATATGGACAAATGAAGAAGTAAAAACATTTTTAGATAAGGCATACTCTGATTATAAATTTCGCAGCATAGGGTTAATTGTACATATGGCATACGAATTTGGACAGAGGATCGGAGATATGCGATTGTTAACATGGGATAATATTAAGTTTGATATAAAACAATTACACTTAGAACAATCTAAAAAAAGGAAGGAAGTCTTTTTGCCAATAGAAGATAATCTTTTTTCTATGTTGCAAAAACAACACACTGATTTTGGTTTTCAGAAATATGTAGCACCTAACACAAGACCTAAAAATAATAAGTTTGTGCCTTATTCTATACATAATGTATCAGTTGTAGGGAAGGAAGTCATGCGTAAAGCTGAGATCAGGAGCGAGTTACAGCTTATGCACCTACGTGCTACAGCTATTACAGAGATGGATAAGTCAGGTGTTGGTATTAATCAGATTATGTCTGTATCAGGACATTCTAATCCACAAAGTGTACAACCTTATTTAAAACATAATTTTAAAAGTGCTAACTACGCATTGACTAAAAGAAAAAACTGTGATACTTAACATTCAACTGTTAATCAGGAGTAAGCATGGATATACATAAATACATATATGATTTAGACATTAGTATGGATGAAACAAAAAGAATGGATTGTCCTGTATGTGGTGGTAAAAATACATTTACAGTTACTAATAATAAAGGTATGAGATTATGGAACTGTTATAAAGCTAGTTGTAGTGTAGGTGGCAGTCTAAAGACTAACATGACTGTGGATGATATAAAAGTTGTTTATAGTTCTGTAATAAAACAAGATGATTTCACATGTCCAGAGTATTTTGTTCCATTTGAGGAAGAGGTTACTTTTTGTATGTCATATGACTTTTCAGAAATATATAATCATTTTTGTGTCTATGATGCTAAAGAGGACAGAGCAGTATTTAAAATATATAATGATGAAGGTTTTGTAGTAGATGCTGTAGGAAAAGCATTAGGTAAAAGGATACCTAAATGGAAAAGATATGGTAAAAGTAAAATACCTTTTATACGTGGATTGCATAATCCTATTACAGGAGAAGTAAACACTACCTGTGTACTAGTAGAAGATTGTATTAGTGCCTGTGTTTTAAGTTTACATGGTTATGCAGGAGTAGCTTTGTTAGGTACAAGTTTATTAGAAGAACATAAACAATTATTGTCATCTAAATTTAATAAAGTTATTGTGGCACTTGATCCTGATGCATTACCAAAGTCATTAACAATAAGAAAAGAATTACAAAGTTGGGTTGACACGGTAAAAGTATTGCGTATAAAGGATGATTTAAAATACGAAAATGAAATTGATATTGCTAACTTAAAGGAGATGATATGGAACTAGCATTAATCAGAAGTCTTATGGATAAAGAGTTTTATGATGATCATCGTGGAGCAAGATGTCCTAACAGACTATTTAGTAAAGACGTAAGAAAAGTAAAAGACATGGTTGACTTGGCTATTGATAAGTACAATAGGTCTGTCACACCTGATGAAGTAGAAGCTTTGTTTGTTTCTAGTAATCCGTCTATGACAACAGCACAGAAGAATGCTTATCTATCTATGTTCACCAAGATTAAGAAAGAACATCCTATGGGTAGTGATGTAGCACAAGATGTGTTAGCCAAGCTGTTCCAACAGATTATAGGTGAGGATATTGCTAATCTAGGCTTTGATTATGTCAATGGCACTAAGGCAAGTCTTGAACCATTAAGAAATATATTAGAGCAGTATGGAGATGACTTTACACCTAATCTTAATATAGAATGGGATGATATAGATATTAAGACCTTACTTGATAAGAATGATCTTGAAGCACGATGGTCTTTTAATATACCTACACTTGCTAGGAAGGTAGAAGGTGTAAATGCAGGACATCTTATTGAGGTAGGTGCTAGACCTAATACAGGTAAAACATCTTTCCATGCTAGTCTTGTTGCAGGTCCTAATGGTTTTGCTAGGCAAGGTGCTAATTGTATTATCCTATGTAATGAAGAAGGCAGTCACAGAGTTGGTGCAAGGTATCTTACATCAGCTACAGGAATGACATTGCATCAGATAAAAGAGAATCCTTCTAAAGCTAGTGATCTGTATAGACCTATTAAAGATAAGATTAAGATTAAAGATAGTTCTATGCGAGACATGAATTGGGTTGAGTCTGTTGTTAAAACATCAAAGCCTGACATTGTTATACTAGACATGGGTGATAAGTTTGCTACACATGCAGGATACGCAAGAACAGATGAAGCATTGAAAGCTTGTGCCATACATGCAAGACAGATAGCAAAGCAA